CGTAACGAAAATTGCCGTCGAGGTTGAACGCAGGAATCCTTCCTTTATTGCGCATTCGATTAATCGTTTTGATAGAACAACCAAGAAAAATGGCCAGTTGTTTAGTCGTCAATAATTTCGGTGGCAATGGACAGTCTCACTTTCTCTAAAATTTGATTTTGCATGATGTGGCTCACCCTTGCCTCGCTGATTCCGAGCTTGCGAGCCACGTCTGTTTGGGTCTGGTTTTCAACGAAAATTAGGGAAAATATCTCTTTTTCACGGGGAGTTAACCACCGGGAATGGTGCTCGTAGGCAACATCCCGGTCGTGTTCTTGAGTTGATTTGCTTTCGGCCTTTTCAACATCAAAGCGAATGACCTGACTGCTTTCCCCCTCACTTTCGTAAGTCAATTGTTCGCGTTTCACAATCTTTCTCGCCCTTCCGGTTAAGCCACCACAGAACCTGGAACTTCGGAGGTAATCAATGCCCCGATAAAAAAACAGATTGCCAAAATAGGTCTTAATTTTGGATTTGTCTTTGTCCCAGGTATCTAGCTTTTCAAGCACGATAATCCTGAAAAACTGGCACCAGTCGTCAAAACTCATGTCTCGCTCGTTGGCCACCAGGCGGCAAAAATGCTTCGCAACCCCTTTGATCGTGGGTTCTAACTCGTTCAGTGCTTCTTCGATTCCATTCATGGGCACAAATGTAGACGTTCCGAGACACCTGTCCCAAAAGACTTGGATTTGTCCCATTTGTCCCGAAGAAAAAAAAATATCGGGACATTTGGGACATTTCGAAAGACAAGGCGGACAGCCTTTTTTTAGCACTTAAAGTTTGTTTCCTCGCACCAAAGAAAAGGAAACGGATTGATGAAGTGCCTAGCCTGCAATGACCATTTTGCCCGTCAGAAACTACACGGGTTTTGCCTGAAGTGCCTTAGCTCACTGCCTGAGAGTTTGCTGCACGATATTGCAGACGCTGACCCAGAATCGATGGCTTATGCAGAAATCATTACCTCGTGCATGGACATGCTCGACCCAGAATTTGTCAACTCAGCAAGATTCACACTGCTTGATGAAATTGAAAACGGCTTCGGGCCAATCATGGCAATTTGGGTTTGGAAAGCAGTGCATCGGCACCCACATGTTGGCTATGCCAGCTGGCTAGCCGTTCATGAAGAAGAGAAGCTTGCCCCCTGGATCAACCGAAACGTTGAGCTCCCGAATCATTGGATCATCGACGTGACTGCTGGAGAACCAATCGTTTACCTCTGTTGCGAACGAAGCGAAGCAGAGATCGCCCAGAGCTACTGGGCTGAAAAACGCAAAGGTCATGAGATCCGCTTGTTTGGTGAAAACCGGCTGATTTCTAAGAAACGTATCCCCAAAAGACCAAGGAATATTCAATGAAACCTTCAGAAACGATGGTCGGTGGACGCCATTACCAAGTGCCAATCCAACCAGTTCATTACATCCATGAGAATCTCTTGAATTTCATGGAAGGTTGCGTCGTCAAGTATATGACTCGTTGGCGCGTGAAAGGCAGTCCGCTTTCAGATCTGAAAAAGAGCATTCATTTCATTGAACTCATTATTGAGCTCGAAGGCTTGAAGCCAAACGAGATTGAAGAGAAACGGAAGAATCAAGTGATCGCTATCGATCCTGCGGAATACGCCCACGCGAATCGACTTAATTTTCTCGAAGGCACGGTCATCGATCGCATCACGACTTGGCGAACCCAGGAATACCCGCACGCATTTTTGACGGAAACAAAAAACCTAATTTCTAAACTCATCACATTGGAGAATTTGAAAGATGCTGAACACGATCACTAAAACGAAAAACAAAACGAGAGCTCGGGCGACCGTGCAATTTGCTCGGGAAGGGTGGGGCAAGAGCACGTTTGCGGTGCGACTTGCTGAAGCTGCTGGCCTGAAAAATGTCTTCATCAATCTAGACGATGGCATTGGTGATTTAGATGCACTTGCCTTTCCAGTCGCCCGTTCGTTGATTGACCTGCAGGGTCAGCTTGTTTCTTTGGGCGGCGATGCAGAACACGATTTCACCATGGTGACCATCGATACGATCGACGTTGTTCAACAGTTAATTTTTGACCAGGTTGCAACTGAGGCTGGCAAGAATTCGATCGCAGAGATTAGTTATGGAAAAGGGTATGAGTTAGCCGCTGAGAAATTCAGCAAAGTTCTCGTTGCCCTAGATGACCTCAGAAAAAACAAAAACATGCAAGTTTTCATTTTGGCACACGCTGTCAGCAAGAAAGCTGAGTTACCCGGAAGCGAAAGATTTGATCGCTGGAGCCTCCGGTTGCATGACCGAATTTCACTTCTCCTGACTGAGTGGGCTGATGAAGTCCTGTTTGGAACCTTTCAAGAGTACACCAAGAAAGAAACAGGCAGAGGTGAGCGAAACATTGCCGTTGGCGGTGCAGAAAGGATTATACACACCGAGCGAGCGGCGACTTACGACGCCAAAAATCGCTTGGGCCTTGATCCAACTATTGCTTGTGACCCTGTTCTTTATTCCTCTTTTTGGAGTGCTAAAAAATGAGTGGAAATCTATCTACTTTTGATCCGACGAAAGTCGAACCCGCTGCGACGCTCGAAGCTTTACCCGCTGGCGAGTATGCAGTAACCGTCCTTGAATCCGTTGTTAAAAACGCAAAGGCCAACCCGTCCAACAAATATCTAGAGCTCTCTCTAGAAGTGGTCGATGGCCCGCACAAAGGGAGAAGACTCTGGGATCGGTTTAACCTCTGGAATGCGAATCCGGTTGCCGTGCAAATTGCTGAAAGTCAACTGAGCTCGATGTGTAAGGCAGTCGGAATTCAATCGATCAATGATTCGAGTGAACTTCACAATAAAGTCATGAGCGCAAAGGTTATTGCTGCACGCCGCGACAACGGTGATGTGAGCAATGAAGTTAAGTCGTACTCCTCAGCTAATCCCGTTCCGGCGAATACCGCTCCGGGCCAACCTTGGTAGGGACACCAAGAAGAAGCAATGAGCCCAAGGCTGGGCTCTTGCTTTTTTTAAGACCATGAAACTACGCGATTACCAACAAGAAAGTTGCGATGCACTCTGGGAGTGGGGACGAACGCATGGCGGGAACCCACTGCTCGTTTTGCCCACCGGTTCTGGAAAGAGCCTGGTGATTGCAGCATTGATCCGCCAAGCAATTGCTAAATGGAACTGGCAAAGCCTGATGGTCACACACCGCAAAGAACTCATTTCCCAAAACGCTGAAAAACTGCAAGCGATGATTCCTGGGATCGATGTCGGGATTTTCTCGGCAGGCATGAAACGAAAACAGACGCATCAGGCAGTCGTCTGTTGCGGAATTCAAAGTGCCTACAAGAGAGGGTTTGATTTTGGCGAACGAAAAATGGTCATTGTTGATGAAGCTCACTTGGTGAGCACTCGCGAAAATTCGATGTACCAAACCTTCTTTGCCGATCTCCGGATCGCCAATCCAACGTTCAAGATTATTGGCCTTACAGCAACTCCTTTTAGAACTGAGTCGGGAGACTTGGTTGACCACACAAATTGGCACGGAGTGGCCTACGAGGCACCCGTCAAACGACTGATGGATGAAAACTATCTTGCTTCTTTAACAAACCAAACGACCAGGGTAGCCGTCGACACCACTCTGCTCAAAGTCAGACGTGGCGAATTCATTGAGAGCGACCTCGCCCAGGCTTTTGGTGAAGCCTCGATGCTCAACTCTTCGACTGACGACCTGATTGCCAAAACTAAAGATCGTAAAAGCATTATTTGTTTTTGCGTCAACCGGAAGCTCGCCCAGCAAACAGCTGAGATCATTAAAGAGAAAACGGGTGAAGAAGTCCTTTACGTCGATGGCGATACACCACCTCTCTTTCGTTCGCAAGCTCTTGAAGATTTCAAGAATCGTAAAGCTCGATTCCTAGTCGGGATCAATGTGTTAACAACCGGATTTGATGCCCCGTGCGTCGACTGTGTGGCTGTACTCCGAGCCACGCAGTCGGCAGGGCTTTTCGCTCAAATCTGCGGTCGGGGCATGCGGTTGTACCCTGGAAAAACTGACTGTTTGATTTTGGATTACGGCGAAAATCTAAAGCGGCATGGCACGCTCGATGCAGCGGACTATGGCCGAAAGAAAAAGAACTTTGGCCCAAAGAAAGAAGTGGCCACGCATAAGACTTGTGGCAAATGCGATTCACCCAATCTCCTCTCTGCCCAGTTTTGTGAGCACTGTGGTGCGAAGCTTGTACAAGAACGGGAAGTCAAGGTTGAAGAGCAAAGCGATTCAGAGCATGCAATTTTTGAACACCAAAAAAAGCCAACCGTGCTGTTTGTCGAGCAGGTCACGATGCATGTTCACACGCCGCGAGGCGAAGGAAAAACTAGGAGTTTGCGAATTGATTATCACTGCATTGAAGATATTCGCGAAGGCAAAAAGAACCTGGTCAACGAGAGAAGGATTTCAGAATGGATCTGCTTAGAACACACAGGATTTGCTCGGCATAAAGCTGAGAAAACATGGGGACAATTTTGCGTGATTGATGCCCCGTTTGAAATTGAAGAAGCGATTGACCTTTGGGAACGTGGTGCTTGCCGAGTTCCCGTTCGGATCACTGTGGTGCCAGAAGGTAAATACAGTCGGATCTCTGAAAAAGAATTTGAAGACCCAAAACCAAAACAATGGACCGCCAAAGAAGACAAGTCGGCAGTTCCCTTTGATGATGATTACCCCTTTTAAGGAATACGAAATGGATGGCGATCTGACGGGTGGTTACGAAACAACCGAACCTATTGATGTGATTGAAACACTTCTCGAAACGATTGAGGCGTTAACCGATCGGTACAAGAAACTCGAACAGCAATGCGGCCAAGCTCGAACCTTGATTGCCAGTCT